CGAAGTCATCGAAGTAAGGAGCTATATTGAGATTTGTATTCTGTGCCATTTAGAATTCAATTACTACTTTTAGCTCTTCGTTTTGGTCTGCCGAACGAGTGATCGGGATCCTATTATCTAGGTACAAAATTTCACCTGAGTTTAACTCTATCTCTTGGTTAGCATAACCGTTGACGAATGCCAAACCTAATTCATATACAGATACACCAATTTGTATCTGAGTCACTGGAACAGTAACAGTTCCTATTGAATCATCAGGGGTTGCAGTATATGAGTTTACAGATCCAGTAACTTGATATTGTCCAGAAAACGGTATTATTTCACCGTTTACAGTTCCATCAGTAGAATCTTGATAATACTTCAATACTTTAGTTGTTGAATCGTATGATACAACTAATCCTTTTGCATTAGTGGTTGCTTGAGTAATAGTTTCGCCAGGTGAAAAACTACCACTAGGTGATCCAGAACCTGATTGTGGAAATATCAATGCTTTCACAGCAGATCTAGTATTCTGACTACAAACAGTTGTAGTATTGTAATCAGTAGGGTTTAATACAAGACCAACTCTTCTATAAGTCAAGTCATTAGGAAAGTCAACAAATGCACTAGTAGTTTCTAACTTACTAGCAAACATCAAACGATATGCACCCAATTCTCTAACTGAATCAAAACCATGTCCACCATTAGGAGGTAGAACAACATCAAGATCAGCATTTTGTCCAGCTCCAATATTAGGAATAAGACTAACATCAATAGATGCAAAACTATACTTAGATCCTGCTTGTGTCACTGTGACAGAAGATATAGAACCAGATACTACAATTACTGTGCACAATGCCTGTGTGCCACCATTAATTGCATAATCACCACGAATAGGAACGTTTGTAAATGTTCCGTTATTATAACCAGAACCTGCATTCTCAATAACAACTGTATCGACAGATCCTGCACTAGCAGCAGATTGCACTAGTGAGTTTGATAATACTGGAATAAACTCTGTGGTAACAAACTTTAGAATATTATCTGCATCAATAGTGTAGAGGTATTTCCATCTATATGAATATACTCCAGCTGAATCTGCTGTTTCAATAATAGTTGTTGATGTTCCTGTTGGTTCTACCAAAGAGGGGCGTCCTCTTGGAAACTCAGGAGTTTGACCATTATAAAGACACTTGTAGACATTGAAGTCTGAGTTCATAACATAGAAGTTACTGTCATACAGTCTAGAAGAACCGTTTGCAGTAGTCTTTGTTGGTGCATAATCAGGTTTATACATTGAATATGTACGTCCTACTCCACCAGTTGTTTTTGTAGGATCTACCCAATCAACTCTTGGAACTACCAATGCTGTATCGGATATATCAACACGCTTAAATGCAACAGAGTCACCGTAAGAAGTTCTCGCATACTCGAAACTATCAAGAGGCTCTCCTGTGGGTGGAACATCTGTACTACCCCAAGTTTTTGCTCTACCCACAAACATATACACCTTATTAGATGCTTGTAAGGTATCTCTAAAGCTTTCTGCAGCGTATATTCTAAAATTGTCTGTAACTAATGCCATTGCAATAATATAAGCTTTATTGGTTATTTATAACGATCTCAGACGAACTTCTGGAAGGAGACTTACGTTTCCAGTAATTGTCGCAGGATATCCTGTATCCATGTAAGTAGATGAATAAGGGGTTATTGTGGTTTCATTAGGATGGGGATTTTTATTACGCAATTCGTTTGGAATTTCAATACTAAAAGATGTTGCTGATATTACAGTTACATCATATAATCCGTCTGGTGGAAGATAGGTAAGATAGTCGTGTGTAGGATCAGCAGGATTATTATCTATTTGATCAACATTTGTTCCAGAGGTGAAATCCAAGTATCCTCTATTCTCACCTGTGGTAAAATTATGATTACCAGAAAGTGTTATTGTAACACTTCTAGAATTTTGACTCACTGAGTAAGTTCCTGTAAGAATATTATGTTCTGCAGCAGTTGTTCCCTCATATCCTCTACCACCTGTTGCGACTGTAAGAGTGTTAGAAGATGTATTGGTAGATCCGTACAATATCCTTTCTACATTCCATCTAGGAGGAGTCAAACTCGTATCATAGAATGGAATCAATACTTCAGCTTCATCTGGGAATCCATATTGTTGAGAGGTGTTGAAGTATACATTTTTAAGATTGATAGTAGTTCCAGATTGTGAAAGTGATTGTGTTAGATATGATGTTCCAAGAACTGAAGAGTTAGACAATATTCTATCTCTTTGTTTTCTTTCTAATGCAATTGGATGAACAGCAAGAACGTTAGGTGCACTTGTATATCCAGAACCACCTTTGAGATTTATGACAGATAAGACTTTACCACTTCCAATTTCAACTGTAGTCTCAGCAGATGCACCTTCTCCTCCACCACCTGTAAATAACAATATTGGAGGAACTTCATAATTTTGTCCTTGATCATTAATTATTACTTGTGTCACTGAACCACCTGTCACAACAGCAGTGAACTCTGCAACACTTGGTCTTAGTCCTGTAAATTCGTAACTATCAATAGTAGTCGAACTTGAGACAGTTGCGACAAGACGATCAGAACCCTCACTAGAAATTTGAACTCTATCGCCAGGATCTATAGAGTTAAATGTATTACTTACTAGTACATCTGCATTACTACCTGTGTATATGAAGAGTGTGCAATCTGATCCTGCCCTAGGTGCTTCGCTAAACTCAATAATAGAACCAGTTAATGTATATGCAACGCCAGGTTCCTGATAAACACCATTTAAGAATATAAGCAAGTTATTCTGTGCTTCAACTGCTGTGTTATCACTTTCTAGAGAGAATGGTTCAGTATTCTGCTTCATAGTAAATGTTTTCTTATTATTATCAAAGAAAGGTTCAATTTGATCTAATTGTGTTAATTTACCAAAGTAGAAACCATAGAAATCCATGCCCGCAAGAGGTGGTTCAGTAAATGTAATTGAACTACCTGTATATGTGTATGCGTTAGTATTTCCTTTAATCTGCAACGTGCTATTTAAGAATATCAAGAAATTATCACTAGCGGGCAACACTTGTGTAGATCCACCATTCAATGTTGTAAATGATGTATCAACTCCATCAAATGTTACACTATCAACCTCAACTTGGAAGTATGGTGAAGATGTGGATTCAGTTTTAGTAATACCTGTTAGGTTACCAGTATTAGTTCCAACATTTACTGTGATCGTTGTTCCTGTAACCGCAGTAATAGCAATTGCTGTATTATATGCAGGATCGCTTGCTCTTGGGTAAGTTTTCTGAGATCTGTTTCCATCGTTAGAACATGTAAAGACTAATGAGTTAGCAGTGATTGTTACTGTGTCACTTGTTGTAAGTGAGTGAGATCCAATCTCCATTTCCATAAGACCTGTTGTATTGTCATAGGTTGTTGGAGCAACAGCAGTGAAAGGTCCGCTACCACCACCAGTAACAGTAATGTTACCAGTTGTATTTGAATTAACAAATGTATGAGCACCAGTTCCCACTGCCTGTGTAACAACACCCCATAAAGATCTGATGGTAGATTCCACATCTTGACAAGAAGCAGTTGAGTATTTCCAATAAGTTTCTCCTGCATCGACATAAGAGGGATTACCATAAGATGCTTGGCCAGTAGATGGATTAATGGTGAGAGGATTCACTAATCCATCAGGATCCTCATAATTAGTTTGGAAATTTGAAGAACTAACAGACTCAACACCAGTAACAGTAGCCTTTATAATTTTACTCTCATCTACATCTATGTTCTGAGATTCTCCCGCATTTAAAGTAGCATCCATCATATAAATTACATCACCAACCTCATAACCATCTCCTTTCAAATCATCATTAGAACCAGGAGGATAAGCAACAATGTTAGTAATCGCACCACCACTAATTGTTACATTGAACGCAGCTCCATATCCTACCCCTATACTTCCATCGGAGTGTCTAACATAATCTCTATTACTATATGAATACCATGTTCCATCATTGTAAGTGCCACTGCCACTAAAGTTTCCTATAGAAGTGACTCTACCTTTAGGTCGATAGTCATTATCATCATCATCAACACTGATTGAGTGATCAAAAAACTGATTTTGGTTTACAGGTCCTTTCTGTCCATAACCACCATCACCACTACCTGTATAATTAGTGTTTCCATTATTTTGTCCTTCTGATACCCAGAGAGTTGAATCGGAAGTCCAGTTACCATTAATCCATGGTATACTATTAGAAATAGTTCTGGCAGGACGGTTACGCATTACTTCAACACATAACTCTTTAGCATTATTGAATACCTGTACAGATTGTCCTTCTTCACCTTGTAAATGAACTGTGTCAACATAAAGTTTAGCAGCATCGTAGGTTTTATCGTTTCCACCAAATTCCACATTAGAAGCAACTGCATCTATTAGTAACTTCGTATCACGAATACACTTATCACGATATAGACCGTAAGAAAAACTATTATTTGCACCATCTAATGCCATCATAGAATATGCGGTTCTAGCAATTCTATCAGCATTATTTCTCATGAGTCTTGCAGCGTCTGCAACTCTACTAAGTCTGTAATTACCATACGCTACTACTGCCCTTTCAATACAATTGTTATCAGCACTAACAAATGCATGAGCACTAGCAGAAATTGCATCAGCGTCAGCTCTTACAAAACGATGTTCACTATTTCTGGCAGGGAATCCTGCACCGCCAACAAACACTGTAATAGTAGTTGCAGTTCTTTTTATAATTGGTATCCATGTGTTTGCAGTTCCTTCTGGGTATATACCGTCTGCAGTATCACCACTATTATCATATAGATCTCCTGGATCAAGTTGACGAGGGTATGTTTTTTCAGTTTGGAAATTATCACCATTATAATCGCAAGTAAATACTAAACTATCTTGTTTAATTTTAATATAATCTCCTACTTGTAAATTGTGAGCACCAATTTCCAAATCCATATTACCCTCTTCCCAATTACCATTAGGAGGTTGGTTTGCAGTTCCAGATCCACCTGGATAATATACTGTTCCAGTTGTAGGTTGATATGTTTGGTAAATCTCGTCTGTAGCACCTACAAAAACTGCGAACTGATCATTGTTTCTGCTATCAATTGTTAACCATGCAGCTTCTGCAGGATCACCAACTCTAGGATAAGTATGCTCTGTAGAATTATCATCTTTAATACATGTAAATTTTAATGAATCAGTTGCAAGTTTAATTCTATCACCCTTTCTAAATGGATGACCAGCTAAGGTAAAGATTACTCGACCATTATGCGGTGTATAATGGGCAGATGTCGGTGTAAATTGATATGTTGAAAGTCCTTCCCATGTATGTGTATCAGTGTTTGTTGGAGTTGTTCCATTTAATGCATTGACAGTAATAGTGCTAGTAGACACTGCTTCAACTGGCACATCTCTCTGTCTTCCTCTTGTTCCAATTGGATCAGTTTCACGTGGATATGCTTTGGTGACTGCACCCCCACCACCAAATGTACAACTAAACTGCAATGACTCGTTTGCAATTCTAACTGTAGAACGTGCAAATTTAACGCTATTCGGTGCTGCTGTTACGTATGTGTGAGCGTCAGTATTGGTAGATGGGAAAACATTTAAAACTTGAACTGTGAATGTATTTGTAGTGCAATCAAGTGCTAGTACCCATTTACCACTAATATAGTCTGTAGAACGAGGATATGATTCATTACCACCACCATTGTAACCGCAACTGAATGTAATCGCACCATCTGCAAACTTGACTTGATCTCCATTTTTAAGTCCATGGTTAGCAATAGTTACAACCATCAAACCAGTTTGAGGATCATATGTTGCACCTGTAGGTGTATGAGTAGTAGCCGCTGTTAGACCATGACCAGAACCTATCGTCAATTCCATATCACCTGTTGATGGGTCGTATGTTCCGTTTGTGGGTAAGAATTGTTTTACTAACTGTTCACCAACAACAGGATTTGTAATTCCTAGTACATCTGTATCATTGTATCCATTACCCGCATTAACAAGTGTAACATTTGATACACTACTATTTGTAACTGTAATATCAGCAGTAGCACCAACCCCACTACCAAGATTGTTTTTGAGTGGAACTGCACTATATGTTCCATCGCTATACCCTGTTCCACCTATAAGTGCACCAAAGGTTTTTAACTCATCTCCAATCTGATCTAGTACAAATGAACCAGTGTAACTAGAACGATCATAATACATCACAATAATTTTACTATCTGATAGAGGTGGTGTAACAAATGTTACAATATTATTAGTAAATGTATAAGTTGCAGGATTTGCAATAAGACCATTGATAGAAATTAGTAATTGTGCTTTAGATGGAGTCTTATTAATTTTAGTTCCAAGTTCAATGCCATCGCATCTTAATAAGAATGAGTCGTTAGTTCCATCTACTTTACAATTAACACTATGACTAACTCCAGAACCTTGTGATGTTAAATTTATAGCACTGCCAGTTTGGGTTTCTGATAGTTGAATTGTATTAGCATCAACATACTTAACATAATATGATCCAGAATTAGTAAGTCCACCTATAGGAATTGAATACCTATTGTTTGGATAGTTTCCAACATCAATAGTTGGTAATGGGTCACTTGGAGTGGAAATTACATTTGTAACAATTCCTGCCAATACATTAATAGCACTCTTAACATCTGCACATCCACCAAAATCATTGGTAATACTAAGATCTGTCTTTGGAACAACATTTGTATAAGTTCCAATTGGTAGACTATTAGTAACTGCTAGTAAACATAAATCTCTTGCTTTGTTAAACGCATATATTGTCTCTGCTTCTTCACCACCAACATGCTGTATTCCTGTTCCAGTAGTATATGTCTCTGCAGCATCTACAGTAAAGTAATTACCACCATACTTAAGATCGTTAGTCCATGATATAACTACAAGTCTTGTATCTCTCGCACACTTTACTGAATCGTAAGTTAATGTAGGATATTGTGTGTTCAAGAAACCGATTGTTTCTTCTACAATGTAATCAATATTATTGACAATTAAATCTCTAGCATCTAAGAATCTATCTCCACCAGATAAGTATGTTACGAGTTGTCCCTCAACAAGACCATGACTAGGAATTGTAATTCTATCTGTATTTCCATCTACAATAGTAGAACTAGATCCATCAAATGTAAGTGTTCTATCACTAAAATCATCAATCTTATATGAGATACATGATAAGATCTTTTGTACGTCTAATAACTGTTTTCCGTAGACAGAAACCTCTGTAGGAACTAGTGCACTGTAATCTGGTTTTGATAATGCAAAGTTATTGATTGTTGCCAACTTACCAGTTGATTTGGCAGATGGTTTTGGTGTAATAAATGTAGTTCCGTTAAATGTAGTCTCAAGAGTGTTTGTATTACTTGTCCACCAATCAAATTGACTACTTGGGTTGAGGTTAGCACTAGATCTAGGTCTGTATGCCTTACTGACACTTTGTAGTAACACTTGTGTGCCAACTACTTTAAATCCTGCAGGGTGTGCAGCAAACTTAAGTGGATTCTTCCATTCGGTAATGTTTATTGGTGATGAAATATCATATGAGAATTCTTGGAATCTATCACTATCATATACACGCTGTTCATTGACATCTAAGAATCCAGTTGTCCTTTCCCAATTTGATGCACTAGTGCTGATTGGTGATACAATAAATTCTGCATCTGCTCTATCAAATGCATGTATCTGACCAAATGCTGCTGTCTCTTCACCAAATACAGGTTGACCAACTACAAACTCACCTTCTACAAGTTCCACACTTACAACTCTACCACTAGGATCCCAGTCCTTAATAAATCCGTATGCTGTATATGAAGAAGTAGAAGCACCTTGATATATTCTCTCTCCAATAGAGAACTGTGCTGGCTTCATATAAGCAATAATGTTGTCACCTAAATCTGTAGTTTGAACAGAGAAGTATGCTTGTCCTGTTACTGGATCTCCTAATGCTACACTTGTAAATGCAATCGTAGTTTCAGTATTAGCATCAGCAAGAGATGCAGCAAGTTTAATTTGATTATCTGCTAGTCCATTTGCAGTTGTTCTTGCAACAGCATAGTAAGTAGTATTTGTCTGTAAAGGTGCAGGAAGAGTTCCTGATGTTTCCACTAATGTCAATGCAGTTCCTGTAGGAATCTTTGCATTATATGGGAAGTTTAATGTAGCACTAGAATTTAAAGGTGTAAAGTTATGTGTTACTCTTGCTTGTACTGTTGGTGCTGAAGTAAATCCTCTACCAGACTTAATAACTTCAACAGATTGTATAACCTCATTCAATACCACTGGTTCTAGAACAAATAATGAACCTTGACCACCTACAAGAAGAATATCTGGTTGTGCCACAAAATTCTGACCACCATTTACCACATCTAAGTAATCAATTGTCTGAGTTCTAATTAATTGTAAATTATACGTTGTGTTTAACTTAGGTTTAAGGGTTCTATCATGACTATAGTTAAACGTAATATTTTCTCCACCAATTTTTAGTATCTCTCCTAAGTCTGATGATTTGAGTAGTACAGATGCACCACTTCCAAGTTTCTGTTCTATGTTGATAATAGGTGCACTTTGATATTGCTGTCCTGCATTTACGACATTGATTGAAACTACACCTTCATTTAATATAATCGCATTTAAACTAGAGTTAATACCATTTCCACCTTGAGCAGTAATATTGGGTGCTGACAAATAACCAGATCCAGAGTTTGTTACTGTTATAGAATCTATTGATGCATTTAATAAGGTTTCTGTAGAAGCAGGACTTGCAAATGAGAGTGAAGTTATATTTAATATCAAATCATCTGTCCCATCAGATCCACCTAGATTAGCACCAGAGAATGTGACAGTCTTATCTTTAACATATGCAGTTCCACCGTCATTGATTACAATATTAAGAGTTCCGTCATTATTGACCTCTACATCTCCATTTGCATCTATTGTAATAGTAAGATCCAGTCCAGTTGGATTTGTCGCTATGTTAGTAGACTTCTGAGTAAGATTTGAATATGTCCCTGCTGCTAAATTACTTGTTTGGGTATTTACAGTCAATCCAGTCACAGATCCAAAATAAGGATCATCTAATATTACAGATGGTGCACTTCTATAATTTGATCCCCCACTATTGACCGTTACCTCACTTAACTTACCCGCACCAGATATTGAAATTCCAACTGTCGCTTGTGTTCCAGTTATAGAACCGATAGTAGCAACAGAGTTACCACCCGTATAAACTCTAGATCTAATATTAAATGACTGTGTGCCAGTTCCAGAATTGGTTATGGTTATAGCAGTTCCTGCTTCTGCAAGTTGTGGTGTTTCTGCTAATTTGACACGATCTGTTCCATCAGGGATAATATAATATGTTTGTCCCACTACCAATGGTTGTACAGGGTTAGTTCCTGCAGAAACATATTTGACTGGATCACCTGTTTTTGTATCGTGGGCAGCAAAAGCAAATGTATCTGCATTTGCTAAGGTGTCGATTTGTGATGGGTTAATATTATACTTTTTACCATCATTAAACATAATGTAACCTTTATTCGCAAGCACTACTGAACCTGGCCTTGTATTACGTAATGGTTGCAATCTTAGTGTTGAACTAATAGGATCCCAAGAAATAACTTTACCTCTTGCAGTTGTATCATCTTGAACTGCCTTACCAACGATAATCTCATCTTTTACAAAGTTACCTAATACATTCTCTAGAACGATATCTACAAAATCTGGCATTGTGACAAGAGCACCAGGTGGATTACCCGCACTATACCCTAGACCTTGGTTTGAAACAGATACATTTGATATACCACCAGAAATAGTTGCAATTGCTGTTGCACCAGAACCTGAGCGAGTAGACCCACTTAGTATAGGCAACGACTGATAGTTTCTACCGTTATCACCTATGGTTATAGTTGCTACACCTCCAGATGGGTAAATTGAATTAGTAGAGTATGATACACCTGTACTATACCCAGATTCAGGTGCTGCAGCAATTTGATATACTACACTAGTATCAGTCTTACTTGTTACAGTATGTGTTCCTAGTATTGGATCATTAATTATAGTAAAGTATCTACTATTAGTAACATCACTCTTGACACTAATAACATTACCCATAGCAAGGTGATTTGAACAAACATAGTATAGAATGTCTGGAGTATCTAAAGTAGGAGTAATCTCTATACTACGTGTAGTTGCTGTTGCAAATAAAGAAACATATTCTGAGTATACAACTGTATCACCATTAATTTTATATGTAACTCCTTTCTCATATCTGTTCGTGCCACCATATGCATCCTCACTCTGAGAGAAGTAAATGGGGTGTGTAGCATTTGTTATATCGTTCTGATTAAATGTATATGTAATACCACGAGACATTGTAACTGCAGGAGACTCAGTTACAGAACCATACTTATCACCAATAATGTAGAATCCGTTATTAGAACCATAATTGTACAGAGGATGAGAAGTTGTCTTAGCAGCAACAGAAACAGTAAATGTGTTTGGTGTAGTGATTATATGTTTTATATCGTGATAATAGAAAATGCCAGGCAAATCTCTCATTAAGATTGTTATTGATTCCTGTTCATTTGTAATTGCATTTCTAACCTCATCGGTAACGTTTTTGTATGTGAATACATCAGTGTTAGATGGATCTAGTGTAAAGCTTAGAACTTTTCCAGTATTACTTGCATCATTGGTGTCAAACACATAAGAATGACCATTGATAAGATTTAAGTTTGGTTCTTTAATGTATACGTCTGCGGGAGTGCTTCCTGCATTACCTGTTGTAACGTTTGCAGCAGAGGTTGTAGCATAATTCCTCTTAACAGTAAATCTATGAAGTGTGTCACTTCTGACAACAACATAGTTTGTCTTATTATAAGACGAAGGTGAGACACCTGAGATATTAACTATATCTCCTGCATTAAGTTGGTGTGCTGCATCTGCTCTACATTGAGTCTCTCTTACAACTTGTGTAAGTGTAATAGTAAATCCACTACCGCCTACTTTATTACCAATGTTGACATTATCTGCAGAAATTGTATCTCCAATATCAAAACCATATCCAAATTCTGTAATTGTTACAGATGTTACCGCATTACCAGAAACAACAATAGTTGCTTTTGCTGCCTTTCCGTCACCGTTAGTTGTTATTGGGACATCAGTGTATGTGCCATTCTCATAACTGGATCCACCAGTAATACTTGCCCAACCATCTTGGAATAGATTACCATCAGTACGTGTTCTTAGATACTTCCATGCTACACCTCCATCAGTTGAGGTTCCTGATGTATGTGTAGGTGTAGTTACACCAGAAGTTGCAGAAGGGAACTGAGCCTCATACACTCTATTTGCAACATAAACTATATCACCATACTCATATGCAGTTCCAGATGCCCAAGCTTCCGCAAGTTTCATACTTGTAAGGTCAAAATACTTAAAGTGATAGTTTCCGTTAATTAACTTAGTTGTAAGATTTCTACTAAAGGAATTATCTGTTGCAGAAACTGTAACACTATCTCCTACTTGTAAGAGATGTGGAGTGGAACAAACAAGTTGTCCTGCGTATATGTCAAATCCATTATCACTCGCTGCAGCAAATACGTTATTAAGTCCGCTTACTGTTACACCTTCTACTTGAGATACAACTGCACTTGCACCATCTCCTCCTGTTCCTGTGTTATCAAATAACAATCTATCATTAACCTTATAACCTTTACCGCCACCTTCTACAAGGTATTGATTAATATTCTGTGATGAGAATTTATTTGTAGATGATACAACTAAAGAATCCGCTTGTCCACCTCTAATGAATGGATAGTAACTATAGTATCCAATACCATCCTCAATGTATGTGAGCGTTTCACCTGTTTCCATCACAATAAGAGTTGTGCTGTCTTCTAATGAAAGGAAGAAGTCAACCTTATTGTCTAATTGCTTTCTCTTTGCGACGATGTTGTCAACACCAATATACGGAGCTCTGTAGCGAATTGCATCTTCTGTGAAGTTTTTCTGCAATCCATTACCATTCCAGTTTGTAGCATCTGCTTCTCCGTAGAACTGAGATCCTACAAAGTATGGGAATGCAGGGTTACCAGTTGTTCCTGTAATAGTTGTAAAGTAAGCATACACTCCGTTAGGATACTCTGGAGTAACGCAGAATCTACCATTATAACGGTCTAGATCGCCCAAACCTTCCACATACTCATAATCCTCTAGATATGTGCCTAGAGGGTCACTGAGACCGTTTAGAAGGGTTTCTCTGGATGTCTTTACTCTGTAACTACTTCTAATACGTTTGTACTGGTTAAATGGCAATTTATTCTCAGGATCCTGATAACCATAAGGTCCGTAGATAGGATGTCCGTCATACGCCCAACCAATAATCGGTGAGTGCACTGTAGGAGGTAACTCCGCTAGATCTCCACTAATACTATCCTTTAATAAGAATCTAAGTTGTTTAGGGTTATAAAGATATCCATACTCTCCACCATAGATCAAGAAGTTCTCGCCTCTAAATGATCCACCACCATTTGCGTCTGTAGTCTTAGGTGATACAAATGTATTACTGCCAAGTTCTAATCCTGTTGCTGCTTTGTTTAAGGATAGTTCTGTAAGTCTAGTTTGGAACTGTGCACCTGAGCCAGGATATATGATGTCTACCTGTGTAGAACCCGCAGTGTATCCAATACCTTTACTTGATACCGTAATACCAGTAAGTTGACCTGTGCTTGTATCCACTGTAGCAAACGCAGTAGCACCAACTCCGTCTCCTGTAATAACAACGTCAGGAGGACCTGCATAACCACTACCTCCGAATGTAACAATGATACTCTCTATCTTTCCGTTTAAGATTGATGGATACGCCACAGCACCGCTACCACTAACCAAACTGACTGTTGGTTCGTATGTATACTCTGTACCTGCATATTCTATGTTAATACTATCTACAGGACCTCGACAAACTGCAACTGCAGTTGCCCCTGTTCCGCCACCACCTGTAATTGCTACTGAGGGAACGCTCGTATATCCCGCACCACCATTCGTAATATTGACACCAGTTACGGAACCGTCCGTAATTTGTGCGGTAGCAAACGCCTGATTTCCGCTTAATGCTCCTCCACCTACAATAGAAACGATAGGTTGCGTAGTATATCCGCTTCCTCCGTTAGTAACGTTAATTGAAGTTACGGAACCAGATAATACAACACTAGCATCTGCACTCTCTCCTTCATATAACCAATCAATATTTCCAATAGTCTGTATACCAACTGTATGTGTAGGGTAAACAGTTGGTGATGATGTTCCCGCATTTAGAGATCTATACCTTCTACCGTTTATAGGAACATTGGGATCTGTTGTATAATCTGTTTTTGGATACTGAACACGAATTCCTGATCCATATGCTGTATCTAACTTATATTCTTGCTCAAACTCTGCACTAGGTGGGTTTGTGATATCATATCCAGATCCACCATTTATTTTCTCGATAGATTTGATGCCACCAAACTTTGTCTTAACATTAGACTTAAATGAGAATAATGGGACTCCATTTGCACCAATACCAACTTGACCTACAGGAGTATCGGTTTTTTGCGATTTAATACTTGGTGAAAGAGGAATACGCTTCAAATATCTCTGGTTGCCAGGATCTAGGTCATCTGTAGCAAAAGGTCCTATTTTATGTGTTGGTATACCTGTACTAGCAACTATTGCATGTTCAGTTGACTTGTATGTGTTCTGAACGTCTCCTGTGGTTCCTGATATTGCTAGATCGACAGATTGGTCGTCAGAACTACCAAATGCAAATTCTCTGGCAATATAAAACTCATATCCACTAATCCCAAACGCAGGAGATGAAGAAAAGACAAATTCAAATGTAAAGTCGTCAACGATACCCACAACGGTGTGAGAGTTGTTGTAAATGTCTTCTGGAGCATTTAATATTCTCACAGAGTCATTTCTGGTCAATCTATGCTTCTCTTGAGTCACTACGGTGCATCTAACCGATCCATCGTTTGCAACCTGTCCTAGAGTCGCAGAGACGCCTCTGAGAGCACGTCTAACGTTGTATATAAACGAATCCCATATAGGATCAATACTATCAAAGCCAGGTGCAGAGGGTGTAGTGACTTTTGAGTCTGGTAAGTAATATTTTCCACCATTGTTAAGTATGACACCTCTAGTTCCACCAAATATCTTTAATTGAATCTCAGAGTTGTCAACATTCGAGTTTCCATAGATTCTAAACGCAGCAAAGACTTCTTGACCCGCATCATGTGCTACATTGCTCGTATTGTCTCTTGCTCGACTACATCCAAGGAATTGTGAAACTGTTTTGTCGGTATAACTGATTATTTCGTCTTCTATCCTAAATTTACCATTTAGTTCAGGCCATCCAAGTGTAGAATCAACTGTAATAGTAGTATCCGTTAAATTAGAACCTAAATCTTGTGCTAGAGTAGTTTTATACGGAGTTACGAACGTTCCGACTGAATTATTGGTATCTACGTCAATTTCAAATATAGATCCGCTTGGAGTAAAGACTTCTACGACTCCTTTTACGTAAATTCTTGCATATTGAACATTTGGGTCGTTTGGATCCGCATCTTGGTATAAAACTTGACCTACAAGTTCAATTGGGTTGCCAGTTACAGGAGTTGCACGAATAATCTCCCTAGAAGTGTAATATGCATCACTAGGTTTGAATATTCTCTCTCTAGGATAAGAAACTTGAGACTCAACGCCAAAAAGTGTTCTTAGTACAAACTGAAATGACCTACTTGTGCCTTTTGTAGAGTAAAAGTCCTTAATACGTTTGATTACGGTGCTTTCTGTAACACCAGTTGCAAAATTCTTTGGATATGTGTTTAAAAACTGCTCTTTGAACTTCCCAAGCATGTAAAGTGGGAAAATATTGTTCAAGTTGACAACTTCTGTGCCTAGAGCGTGTTCTGCAGCGACTGTATTCTCAAATTTGTATTCTGATACGCTTCCAACCGACTTTACAGCATTAAATCCTCTTGCACAGTCTTGAAAAAGTGTAGATCCTTTCTTCTGGTAGTAAATTATCTCATCATCTACCAATAAAAGTCCTTCTGATGGAAAATCACGTGTAGATTCAACGTCAATCGTTGTAGAAGACGTTGAAACAGCAGAAATTAGTGTTGTAGTGGTAACTAACTCTCCGTAATTGTCAATATTGTAATAATCTGACCAGTTTTGAATTATATCGAAGCAATATCCCTTTAATTCTTGCGATCTGTAGTATTCTTTGACAAAATCAATGAACGTAGGAAACTCTTCCCGTATGAACATCGGGAATTGTCCTTTTATATGGTTTGATATTCTAGATCTGGATTCTGGACTTACCTCAGACGGAACGGGTGGTTGTGTAACCGTCGTTGTTGGCGTTGTCCACGATCCAACTCTCCATGAACTATTTGTCATATTCGATTAATAGCTAGACTCTGGAATTACTCCTGTTCCAGATAGATTTGAACCACTACTGATAGTATCTTCTACTACAGTAATCACTGTGTTATCTATACCCATAGTAATATACGTTTCTCTCAAAGATACTAGGTCATTTGACTTCGGTGTTGCTTTGATCTGTAGTGTATCATTTGTTACACTAGTAGATTGTATTATCAAGTCATTAATTACAATCTCTCCCATATCATAATCTACAGATCCCCACAATCCGTCAATATATTCAAATTCACCAGTTCCTTTAACATAGTAAAGTCTCAATGCTCCGTTAGCATCGTCATTTAGGAAGTAAGTATTGACATCATCACCAACAACCTTAAATCCACTGGACATTACAGATGGATTAGTAGATGTTTGTTGATTAATTCTGTTACCGTAGCATATCTTGTAGTTAACACGAGTGTTTAGGTCAACAGAAATGTTCTTTCTCATTACAATTTTTGTAATGTTAGAGGTAATTGACCTTTCTGCTTGGTCAATGATGTTTTGAATCTTAGAGTATTTGAATTTACCGCCAAATTTATTAAACTCACCACTAGCATTAAGTGCAGTAAGTGTTGTAATCACCAAATTCTTAACTTCTGCAGGAGTTTTACGTGTATTATTGGGATTGTAATACACAAAACTGTTCAAATCAATGTACAATATTGATGGATCAATGATTGTAGGTTGAATTGCAGCGATAGAATACTCTTTTAATCTCTTTAAAACAGAATTTTTCTCAGAAAGAGATAATTTATCAGCATTTTTTGGTTTGATTGCCAAAAATACCTTACCAAATTCGGGAGGTTCCGCTTCTTCTCCACCGTAACATGAGATTGATGCGACGTTTGGATAGATTTGCGGTATAATTGCTTCGTAATCCTGCGTAGAAACTGCTCTACCGAACGCAGAATAGAATTTTGGAGCAGAAAATTTGATAGATTCTGTAGATTCTGGTTCTGCACCGCCATCTGGGAACGAAATTGCGTTAACTGTAATACCAGAAGTGATTGCATTGTTCAAATTATCACGGTAAGTTCCAATATTTTCAAAAACTTTCAGTCCGTTTGCACCTCTTCCTGCAGATGTCGTGTATTTTACAGTCACAACGTCTCCATTTAACAGTGCTTTTCCTACAACACCGTCTCCAAATAGTATTTCTGGTATCTGATATTCACTTTCTTCTAGGAAAAATACCTTAGATGTAGAATCTATCTTTGTAACATCAGTTGCTTGTAGGTATTTTTCTGTAATTGTTCCAGAAGTTACCTGTACAATCATAGAAGATGTATCAACTCTTTCGTTTGTAAGTATAAATCTCTGTCTCTGTGATGTATTTTTTACAAAAGTATCCTGTAAGTATAGTCCTTCAAATAAAGTTATGTTTTGGAATGACGCAATTCCAGTCAAACTGTCTACAGATTGTGATGTATCAGTCGGAATTGAGAAAACAAAGTTGTTATTA